AAAGCCGACGACGAACGCCGAGGACTGGCTGATAATATCTGGATGCTATGGTGTCTGGGACGACTTTCCCCTTGATGTCATGGAAGGCGCGAAGCTTGGGCTAGACCATTATGTTTCCATGATGGCTCCAAACGGGATTCCGATAGGGACGTTCACTTGCGCGGCGGGAGCGAAGTTCATCGCGCCAAGCTCGCTTTCCTACCTCAACCGTGGAGCAGTGGTCACGCTTACAGACATCACGCACACCGAGACGCACCAAGTGGACAGGTTTGATGAGGCGGCGGGAACGATATGGTTCACTGGATTGTTTGATGGCCCCTCGATGCTCTATGCCTACGCGGGCGGGACGGTGGGGCTGGCGATACCTGTCCAGTACGGCGTCTTGGAGCAAGAGGCGGCGGTTCCCGGAATAACCATCTGGGGCATGGCGACAAAAGACACGCAGGACACTCAGGACACCTTCATCGTTCAAGATTCAATGGGGCCGACAGGCGCGGCGTCTGTCCGCAGGATGCCGTGGATGCAGACCTTCACCATCATTGTGGACTGCGAGGCTAGGCACAGTCAGATTCTGGCATTGATAGCCCGGTGCGCGAGGGGATTCTTGGCGTCAAGCAAGGTCTGGATAAACGGACGGCACAACGAGATGCCCTATCCGCAGGACGCTGTCTACATCGAGCCGCCCGAGGGTATCGTGATGATTCCCAAGATGCAGTACACTGTCGAGATCGAGGTGCATGAGGAAAGGGATGTCCGCACATGGCTGTCGCCAGTGACGGGCCAGACTTTGACATACACGCAGAAGTCGGGTACACTGGGAACAGTGCTACCGTAGGAGGGAACATGGCAAGCAGTAAGGTTGGCGTGACTGATTCTCCCGATGTCGGGACGAACGAAACGCCAGATGTCGCTCCCACGGTGCAGGCTTCGGCATCACCAAAGAAGCTCGTCACGCTACAGCGGAACTGGAAGCAGGAAGTCACCATTGGTGGAGTCGTCGAGGTGATTTTCCTTCCGGGAGAAAGCAGGGTCTTGGACTCGTGGATAACGGAACACTCAGACTTCAATTCTGTCAAGGAATACTTCGTCGTGCAGGAGGTACTATAAATGCCGGGACTCAGACAGCAAGGCGTATACGGGGCGAACCTTCCCACGAGGAAGGGATCAACCGTCCAGCCAGCGGCCTTCACAATTGCGGGACTGATCGGACAGATGGCGCGGCGCTTCGATGCCGCCATCCCGGTGAGTTCTCCCTCCGATGTCCAGACGATATTCGGCGGGCAGGACTACACCTCCCAGTTCGGGCCGGATTGCGTTGACGGGTTCTTCAAGAACCTTGGCGGGCAGGCGGCGACACTCTACATCTACTCGGCTCCAAACTGCGCCACGGGTGCGCCGGGAGCATTGACCGACACTCAGGCTTCAATGTCTCTGGGCGATGTCGCGGCTTTGGGACAGTATCCCCTTACGATCAAGCCAGCATGGCAGGGAACGGCTGAGTACGGGGTTCCGGGAAACCGCACTGGTGTCAGGATCGAGGCATGGACTCCGGGAGTGGGCCTTCCTGTTCCGGGAACGGCCACCTTCCCCTCTGGATATCGAGGATTCACCACGGCGGCGGTCACGATCACCAACTCGACGGCAACCGTCCAGCTTAACAGTGTCCTTGACCTTGTGATCGGCGACATCGTGGCCTTCGTTGACACGGCGCACAGCAACACCTACTTCTACACGTCTGTGGTCAACGTCAACGCTGGAACCAAGATCGTCACCGTCGCGGACACCTTCCTCACGGCTTCGAGGATGATGACGGCGGGCGACTACCTCTTCATTCCCGGCCATCGCATCCACACCTACCGAAAGAACCTCGCGGGCGTGGAAGCGGAGGTTGACGCGAACCTCGGCCAGATTTGGCTTTCGCTGAATGCCACAGATTCCAACCATTACGGCCCGTCGATCTTCGTGCAATCGAACTTCATCGCGGTCACGGTCAACTCGACCTCGACCACGGTGCTGTCGGGAAACAAGACGCCAGCGGCGCAGTTGAACACGCTGTACCCGGATGGGACTCCTCCCAGTGGAAGCACGGTGACGGCGGCGACTGACGGTTCCGCGATAACCACGCTGGGGCAGTATTACCGAGCCATGCACGCCTTTGACGCCTTCCCGGTCAGGATGCTTGCAATGGCTGAGACGACCGACTTCACGATCCAGCAGGGTCTTGAGACCTACGCCCAGAACAGGGTGCTTGGCGACAACCCGATATGCCTCATCCAAGTACCTGTGAGCCAGACCAAGATTCAGTTGCAGAGCATTGGCTACAACTGGCAGAGGGGCGGCGAGGTGGATGCCGTGATCCTAGGACACTGGGGCCAGAGGCAAGACCCATTCTCCCTCTCACCGCTCGCGCTTCCCCGGAACATTCCCCTCGTGGGACACGCGATGGGGATTTGGTGCCAGTCGATATCGGCGAAGGGAATCCACTTCGTCCTTGCGACCAAGGACATGGGGCTTGTCGGACTCGTCGGGATCGTGGGGACGGTGTTCCCGGTTCCCAGCGACAGGACAGACCTCGCCAACGCTGGCGTGAATTGCCTAGAGTTCCTTCCGGGCTATGGCTACATAATCCGCAACATGATGACGCCAAGCACCGCGATTGAGTTCCAGTTCGCCAACGGGGTGATGATGAGGAACTACATCAAGGTCAGCGTGGTCAGCGGACTCCAGACTTCGGAGAACACGCCCAACAGCCTCAACCGGATTTTGAACGACAAGACCGCCATCCTTGGGTTCCTCTACAACCTATGGAACCAAGGATCGAACGGGAATGTCCAGCCGGGTGAGACCTACGGCCAGATATTCAACGCTGACGGTTCGACGACCAAGCCCACAGACCACTTCGAGGTCAGGGCTGACGCGGTCAACAACCCGGTGTCCAGCCTCAATGCGGGCAACAGGAACTACGACATCTTCTTCACTTATCCCGCTCCCGCTGGATCAATCAAGATCGGCGTGGGCATCATGCTCCGAAGCTAAGGAGGGCTTGAATGGCTCAGAGAAACGACCTTGCGCTGAAACGCAAAGTATTGATTGACGGCACGGAGCTTGCGGGGCTTGTCTCAGTGACTGAGATCAAGTTCGAGAAGAGTGTCATTGAGGCACCGGAGTTCTCCTACATAAGGAACATTCAGAACGGGATCACCAAGGTTCCGCAGTTGGACATGGTGTGGAAGATCGACAAGACGAGCGCGACACTCCCCTTCCTGCGGTCATGGTACTTCAACAACGAGGTGCATGACATAACCATCCAAGACACCGACGCTTCCGGTTCGGTGTTCCAGCTGTACACCTGCTATGCGTGCGAGATGACCTCGCTGGCAGACCCGGAGTATGACGCGGCCAGCCCGAACTACGCGAGGCTGACCTGTCACATCCTGCCATTCAACATCACCATGCTTGACCCGTAAGGTTCATGGGAGGAGGCCCCTATGACTTTGCCCTATCCGTTCAAAAGCGGAGACCGGACAATCAGTTCCGCTACTTTCAAGAATCCGACTGCGGGTGTCCTTGCGGATGCCCGCAAGTGCGCTGAGAACGGCGACGTTTATCAAGCACTCCTTGCCTATGTGGCGGGGAGTGTTTCTTCGCTCATCGATAGCCAAGGCGGAGAGATCGAGGGGAAGGAACCAGTGAAGGCGGCGCTCCGGGGACTCCCGTGGGCGCTTGCGGAATGGATAGCCTTCCAGTCCATGATATCCCTTGGCGCATCGGATGAGGTGGACATGGAGTTCACCTGTCCGCGATGCGGGGCGAGCTTCTACAGGGACGAGGACTTGGTTCGGATCAGCGAGTTGAAGATAGCCGGATCAGAGACCGTTCCCGAGATATTGGTTCCACTGTCTGATCCCGTGATGTTCAAGGACTCGCAGACTGGAGAGGTCACCGAGAGTGTGACAGACATCGCATTCCGGCTCCCGACGATAGGGGACTGCATCCGGGCGGCGGGCAAGGCGGGACAGCAGGACGACACTAGGCTACAGTTCGCTGTCTGGGCTGAGGCGATCACCGAGATCAACGGAAATCCCATTGACCAGAAGTGGCGCGGGCCATTCGGGACGCTGACCTTCGAGCGGATGGCGATAGCGGACATGAGGGCTGTCGGCAAGGCGTTTGGAGCGTGGAGCATGGACAACACCGTTGACTCCTCGTGCAGGAAATGCGGCAAGCAGTACAGGGCAGAGGTTCCCACCGGGAGTTTTTTCGCTTCCGCTCTCCGGGGGGCGTAGGGCGGGCGAAGAGCCGGATGGAGTGGGTGGCTGGGGCGACGAGGCAGATTGACTTCGACGAGTCAACGCTCGTGCTTGAGGCGTACCGGATATCGACGGCATCGAGCGGAGGATTCGGGTATCGTGACCTTCGGGACTTGGACTTCAAGGACTATGGCGCGTTGATAGAGATGATCTTGGAGGATGCCAAACGTGAGTAGCGGTGAGGATGTTGGTTTCACCTTTGACCCGCAACCGTTCTTGGGCGGGTTGAAGCAAGTCTCACAGGGACTTGGGCGTCTGGGGGACAGGACTGTCGCCGCAACCAAGAGCATGGGCCACGCCTTCATGGGCGCTCTCTTGAAGGTCGAAGCGATCAAGTATGCCCTCAAGGGCGCGTTCAACGGCATGAAGCAGTATATGCCTGAGATCGACAAGACATTCAGCATAGCCAAGGACATCTTCCTCAAGAACCTGTTGTGGCCCCTGCGGCAGGCGATAGCGCCCTATTTGCAGAAGCTCCTCGACTGGGTGCGCGACAACCGGGCCGCGTTCGTTAAGTGGGGTGCGGTGCTTGCCAACGTGTTCAAGGTGGCTGTCGCACTGGTGAAGACGCTGTGGGGAGCATTGAAGAACATCATCTCCCTGTTCCAGCCGTTCATAAACAAGATATTCAAGGGCGGACTCTCGGACTTCGTCAACCTCATCCTGACAAAGATAGCCATGCTTGTGGCATGGCTGGGTGTCGGTATCGAAAGACTTAGCGCCAAGGCAGGACCGATAATAAAAGATGTGATCAGCATTGTTACCAACATAGCAAACGCGGTATGGACTGCCGCCACTAATTTTTTCAAAGCCCTCGGCGACTTGCAAATAGGCGCTACAGTTTCTGGTTTCTTCAAAGCCATAAAAGACATGACGGAATCTAAAGACTTTCAGAAACTTGCCGGAACAATAGGCACGCTTGCTGGTCAAATAGCAGGCGAGGTGTGGCGTGACGCAACTGCATTCTTCTCTGGACTATCTGCATGGTTAAGGCCAGCCGTATCAGCATTGTCTGACATAGCTGGGTCAATAAAATCCATTTGGGATAAGATATTTGGAACGACAGGTGGAGGACTAAACACGTTTTTTAGATATCTGGGCGACTTTGCTGGCGGGGCAATAACCGGGGCGCTTAGGCTGGTCGAAACATTGCTTGACGCTATTGTGGCGATCATTGATTACATAAAGGGTGACAAGGTAGCTCTTGCGGCGGACATGCTAAACCTCAAGGGTGATCTGGTTCAATTTGGTCGTGTTTTCGGAGGGGCAAAATCAGACTTGGCCGAATCAAAGGAAGAGATTGTTGTCAGGTTGAAAAAAGAGCAAGAGAACAAGCAGATGATTGCGTACGAAAAGGAAGATTGGGATGCAGTGATGGGAGAGGGTAAATATGATGAAAAACAAAAGAGGCTTCGCCAAGAATCATTTCATGGAAATAAAACTCTTGCCAAAAAAAGTGCTATTGAAAAGCTTACAGAGGGAGCCAACAGACTGTTGTATGGCAACAGCAAAGGAACCCATGCCGATTCCAAGAATCCGGTGATAAATATGAACGGAATGAAGGTAGAGATAAGCATTGACAAATCTTCTGTCCAGACAGTTCTTGATGATATGACTGGCGCATTCAGGGCTAAAGTTTTGACTGCTATGGTTTCGGCTGGAATGATTGAATGAATAAGATGTTTTTTACTATGGAATTGTTGATTCAATCACTGCGGCAGTCAGGAAAAAACTGTTGGCATCCAGTGTCTATGGAGGGTTGAAGTAATGATCTATGGCAATGGGTTCGCAATCGATGAGCAGAAGGTTGGGAATGCCATAGTACAAGCAACGAAGCGCATCCACATCCCGTGGTTCATGTTTGATCTAACCAACAACCAACTGATCACAACCCGCTACATCCCTTCCGATATCAGCGACACCAAGAGCATCATCTTCACCGAGACGCCTGTCCCCGGACTCAACTACCAACCCGTGATGCCGGGAGGTGGTGGCAACCGCAAGATCAGCTTCAGCCTGCCTTTGATCTACAAGAATGACAGCATTGGAAACGTCCCCATGCTCAAGCTGTTCGATATGCTCCGCAACAGGGATTCGGGGCCGCTTGGTGGCGTCAGGTCTGCCAAGTTCGACGCCAACCCGAAGGTGCTGTACTTCTGGGGCACGGGGTCGATACCGCAGGAATACTGGGTGGCGAAGTGCGATGCCACCCACAAGCAGGGATGGGTGAACTCACTCGGGATGCCCATGTATTCCGAGGTTGACATCGAGCTTATCCTCGATGAGCAGGCGGAGATATACAAGGCGGAGGCTGTCTACCGGAAGGTTTCGGCATTGCTTGGAATGGCCCAAGGGGCGGCTGGCGCGGCGGCTTCGCAGTTGTCTAACGGCGGATACCTTGGGGGCTACGCATGAGGTTCATGGACGTAGCCACCTACGCCTTCACCGACACCACGGGAAGGACGCTCACGGTCAAGGAGATGCGGGAGATTCCGACCTACAACGTGATGATGTCGCTCGCCAGATCACCGAATGACGACATGGATGAGATAGCCTCCCGGCAGTATGTCTATGGGCCGGGCGCGGAGATGACCGCCTACAAGCTCCATGAGGCGAACATGGCGCAGTTGCTTGACGCCCGGTTCGACATGGCGCGGGTGCTTTCGATCAAGGTTCCATCGTGACATTCAACGCACAGCGGAACTCGTTCTTCACGATTGCGATGCCCCAGTACACGATGGGCCTTACGATGAATGCAATAAGCCCGGATGATGTCATATCCCTTTCAGTTGTTGAGGAGCTTGGGAAATCGATCCAAGGAAGCTTGGAGTTGAATGACCCGGAACAGATGTATGCGAGGATTCTGAGGCTCAACGCACAGATGCAGATTTCCTTTGGTTACAAAGCCCTTGGCGTTCCGTTGCAATCCATGTTCAGCGAGAAGGCGGCTGATTCATTCACTTCCTACCTTGAGCGACGAGGGCTGAATGTCATAGCCCTCAACCCGTCAGGAAGCTGTGGAGCGGATGGTCTGTCGAAGTTCTCCTGTGGCTTCCTTTCCCAAGGATGGTTCGGCGAGGTGTACCAGAAGGAATACACTAGCGGATCAAAGTTCGACTGCGTATCCGACACTATGACCAATATGCATTCACCTATCAATTTGCAGTATATCCATTTCCCGACAAGCGGAGACAAGTACGACCAGAACTCCTGCGAGAGGCAATTCGAGACAGACTTCCAGTTCCTAAACCGACTCGCATCCGATTGGCGATGCACGTTCCACATGGGGTTCACTCCTGACGGCAGGACATTCGGAATGTTCTATTCTGAGGACTTCACCGAAGATGCCTCCCATTGGCTTTTTATAATGCACGGGATACCAATAACTTCCCATGTCATCTCATGGAAGTACATCGACGAGGGAAGTTCTGATATGCAGGCGATCAGCTACGACTGGCGCAATGAGGAAGGCGAGAACGGAGAGGGAGACAATGTTCAGATAAAGTACGTCAATGGCGCTCCGGTCTATCAGCGGTACACAATGGTCAATGACAAGGTGGCTTTGCAGACCTTGGACATGGACAGGGTTGCAAAGTACGCTAAGGATCACCCGGACATCATGCCTGTCATCAACGCGGTTGACTTCAAGAGTCAGGTCATCCAGCAGTTCTGGACTTCATCCGAGACGACGACCGCACCGAATGGAGTCGGTTACACCATCTCGATCCATATGTTCGGGAATCCTGCTCTTGTGGCAGGGACGATTGTCACATTGAACAAGGGATTCCCTTCTAATCTAACGACGCACAACAGCAAAAACATCAAGTTCATAATCCGCAAGATCACGCACACCGTGTCGATGCAGGGATACTTCATGGACTTGGATGTGGTTGACCTTGCTACACTCTCCGCTGTCGGGGTTCGGTGATGGGCATATACAACGAGAAGGACATCCTCAGCCTCATCCGAAAGATCATCCACAAGGACACGATTTACCTTCGGCATTGGCGCGGGAAGGTTCTTGACGACCAAGACAGCCTCAACAAGGGCAGGGTCAAGGTGTCCATCCCTGAGCTTGGATGGGAGCCGGGGATGCACTTGGGATCGGACGGCATCTGGTGTTGGCCTAGGCAGGGATATTCGATCATTCCGCCAGCGGTGGGCGAGTGGGTCGAGGTCTACTTCCTTGGAGGGAATCCGAAGGATGCGGTCTATCTCACTGGCATGGGCGAGATGAAGGACAACACGCCAAGGCAATACTCTACTCCCAAGAAGCGGGTGCTGTGGCAGGACTCCGTGACCGGGGATTATATCCAATACGACCAAGACGCCAAGGAGCTTGACATCAGCGTCTCGACCGATGTCAAACTGGTGAAATATGGAAAGCTGACGATAGGCGGCGGTAGTGAGGCATTCGCCAAGGGGACGACCCTTGCATCGTTCCTGTCAACACTGTTCACTTGGGCGACGACCCACACGCACATGGTGGCGTCTGTGGGTAGCCCTACGGCAACGGCATTGCCTGCGCTGTCGTCTCCGCCGGATGTCAAGTCCACGACCATATTGGGAGAGTGAGATGACGATGCAGTCGTTCTTTTACTGGGGGGCCATTCCGCTTGTTGACGAGATTACCGACGATATCCTCATGGGTCTGGCGCAACCGAAGAGGACGCTTTCCTATGACCGTAGCTATGGCGCGGGGATTTCAGACTACGAGAACGCACCCATTACCCTCACCACCCTTGTGATGATAAAATATGAGGCGACGAAGTTCATGGCGATCCGCAACTCGGTAGTGACTGATGGAAACGCGGGCGTGGACAGGCGTGCGGCGACGAGTCAGGACATCGTGACAGTGCAGGCTGGATCGGCAGGGAACATCGATGTCACTGTACCGTTCATAATGTTCGGTGACTTGACGAGGATGAAGGCCGTCTCGATGTCATTCGGAGGTGCGTGATGAGTGCAAGCCCGATCCAATATACCTCGCGCACCTACCTGACTGCTCTCAACGACATAAACGCAGACCCACTGCTTGCCGACAAGCCTGACTGGTTCAAGCGTCTCATCGCGGGATTCGTGGACGTGGCTTCCGTTCTGATAAACGCGGAGGCGAACAACGGCTATTTGAGGACGGCGTTGACGAGACGGGCAGTGACTGACCTTTGCGCCTTGATAGACTACGTTCCCCTGACTCAGGTGACGGCATCCGGGACGCTCATGTTCGACATAATTCCCGCACCGACTGGCGGGTTCCCCTACACGGCCTTGCAGTCAGCCCTGTCGGCCAATGGGCCAAGCACTGCGGCATCGGGTTCGATGCGGTACGGGGTAAGGTCGTCGCTGGTCTTTTCCGCGCTCACTGAGGCTGTCGCCTACACTGGGATAAACATCACCAACGGACGTATCACCGTTGGAGCCGGAACATGGTATCTGGGCGAGAAGGTTCGCTTCACATCCACTGGTTCGCTTCCAACCGGGATATCCGCCAACACCGACTATTTCGTTTCCAGCGTGGGGACACTCTACGTCACTGTGACGACGACGAGGGCGCTCGCCTTCGCTGGAGCTGTCTTGATCCCGTCCACACAGGGAACCTTGACCCACACGATGACCCGGCTCACTCGGTCGATCATTGGATACCAAGAGGATGATGTAGCCTCTTACGCTGTGGGAAACTCAGACGGCACAGCCCAGTTCCAAGAGTTCGACATCACTCAAGCGGGAGTCCTGTCCGACACTGTGACGGTGACTGTTCTCGGATTCTCCTATGCGCTGGTCACGACGCTCGCGCTCTCTGCGGCTACAGACAAGGTGTTCCGGCTTTATTGCAACACCGATGGATCGGCAACCATCCGCTTTGGGAATGGAGTCTATGGAGCGATTCCGCCAGCAGGCCCGGTCTATGTCACCTACTCCTATGGTGGAGGACTCAAGACGAACTTGTCTGCGCTGAACGCCATCACCAACTATTCCGGTGGGAATGCGGACATATCGGGATGCTACAACCTGACTACCTTCGTTGGCGGGAACGACGCGGAGACACTCGACTCGGCGAAGATGAACGCTCCGATGCTCCTCAAGGCACGCAGTAGGTTCGTGACCATTGAGGACGGGATAGCCCTTGCCATGACAATCGGCGGACTGTCTCAGGTGGGGATAAACGCCAACACTTATGGAACCATGTCCTGTCAGGTGCTTGCGCTGGCAACGGGCGGCGGAATCGCATCGACGGCGCAGAAGTCCGCTATAGGGACGTTGCTGACCAACCTGTCGCCCCTTGGAGCGATCAATGTCCACACTGATGATCCGACACTCACGGCTGTCAGCATCGCATCAGGCGTGAAGGTGAACACGGGATATTCATCCGCGCTGGTTCTATCCTACTCGGACATTGCCACTAGGCTGTTCTTCACCGAGACGGGCAAGGAGATATATTCGGCTTACGTCACGGGAGGCATCAGTTCTGCTGTCGCCAAGATCAACACCATATTCTCCAATTCCTTCACTTCCGCAGACTATTCGGCGTTGACTGCGATAATCCTCCAATTAAACACCGTTGGCGCAAGGTCGTTCGGCGATCTCATCACCGTTTCGGACTATTTCGGACTCCTTTCGGTCGTTCCCGGTGTGTCCTATGCGCTGGTATCCTCATGCAGTCTTGCGGCGTTCTCGACGACGGGATACCAATGCGGTACGGCTGAGATCACGACCGCTGGCGGCACGATAACGGTGACGGCGATATGAGGAGTCCATTCGCCAGCCCTGCGCTCAACTACCTCCCCAAGGAGATGCAGTCGGCTTATGAGGCGGCGGCATTGGCGGCGGCGCTCGACAACGCGACTTCCGAGGTGTATTCGGATGCGTTGAGCCTGCGGGACAGGTACTCGGCTGAATCATGCCCGACAGGATCACTGGATGAGCTTGGGGCCACGCTGGGAGTATCGTTCAAGCAGACTGACACCGACAGGCAGAAGCGTACGAAGATCACCACTGCGGTCAGGTCACAGAAGTACAATGGAACTTGGCCCTATTCCGCGAAGCTGGCGATTGACGCTGTGACAGGATTCAGTTCATCCATCTGGGGTTCGCCGCAGAGTGACTGGGCTGTCAGGATCGGGAGTGATTCGTCATACATTTCGGGTCTGCATTGGATGATCCGGGGATCGAACGCTACCGACGAAGCTATCATCCGCACCGGGTTTGGTTCCGAGTCGATCATAGCGGGAAATGTCTATATTGATGTTGGGACAAACACATTGACGGCGGAGCTTGTGGCGCTGACTGTTGCGGCAATCCTTGACATCGTTCCGGCCTATGAGCGCATCTTTTTGGGATATACTACAGCGGGAGTGTTTACCGCTTACGCTGGCGGAACTATAGGCTAGGAGGAAGGCATGATACAGGGATATGGGTCGAACAAGTTCACTGGGTCGAATCCCAATATGCTTCCCGATGGACTTGGTGACTTCCTGCTTGAGCAGGACTACATCCGCGACAAGGCGTGGTTGTGGGATCGTGTCGGCGCTCTCATGGCTGATATGTTCAACGGGGGTGTCGCCGCAGGGCTTCTTCTCTCGGGAGGGGTCTGCACTGATTCTGGAACGCACCAGAGTGTAAACATCACTGCTGGATATGGCTATGCTCCATTCACTTTGAACCTTGGTACGTCCAACACCCTTCCTCCCACCACGTCGTCCGAGGACTTATCACCTGTCCGTGTGTCATGGGGAGCATTGACAGCTCAGGGTGTGATAAACGTGTTTTCCAACGCGACATGGTACGTTGTCATGCAATATGCCGAGACTGACTGGCTTTCGAGGCTCCGCGCAAAGGCCGGTGGGACATGGGCATTCGGCAAGCAACCGTCGTATACTCTGACGGTCACCCAAAGCGCACCGACAGCATATCAGATACTTCTCGCCACGATAGTCACTGGAGCAACATCCGGCGTGGCATGGACGA